TCGTCGGCAGCGTCAGATGTGTATAAGAGACAGGGTTATATGAGAGTGTCTACAGAAGCACAGACCGAAAAGTATGGTCTTGATGTCCAAGAAGACAAGATAAAGGAACTTGCCAAGAAAAGGGGCGTGAAGATAGCCAGATGGTATGTGGACGGGGGATATTCCGGGAGCAATATCCAAAGGCCGAACATACAGAAACTTCTGGAAGATGCAGAAGCCGGAGAAATCCAGGCAGTATACATCTATAAGCTTGATAGAATGAGCCGTGACGTTGTAGATACTCTTACGCTTGTGAGTAAGCTTTTGCCTAAATACAATGTAGAGGTAGTATCAGCCACAGAGGATTTGCGGAATGAGACACCGATGGATCGTGTGATGTTGGGCGTTAATGCTGTCATGGGACAGTATGAGCGTGAGGTTATCTATATGCGTACAAGAGCCGGGATGGTGGAACGTGTAAAGCGTGGACTGTGGATGGGTGGCGGTACGATACCTTATGGATATAGGTACGACAGGAACGATGGGATATTACATATCATCCCGGAAGAAGCAGAAAAGGTAAAAGCTATCTTTCAGATGTTCCGGGACGGATATTCGTGTGACAGGATTCAAAGAATTCTCGGGATGCATTCGGAGAAGCTTGTATCGAACATTATTAGGAGAATAGCCTATGTAGGTAAGATACAGTATAAAGGAAGAGTATACCAAGGTTTACACGAACCGATCATAGACGAAAAACTATTCTACGAAGTACAGGAAGAGATAAAAAAGAGGTCCACAAATGCTTATGTAAGCAACAAGCATATGCTTACCGGGTTGTGCTACTGTGGAAAATGCGGTACTAAAATGCGGATGCAGAAGTGGGGAAAGTACACCAAGATAGTATGTTACTCACAGTACAAGGAAAAAGAGCATATATCTAAGACAGGAAACCCTTGCAAGAATAAAAAGGTGCGGGCAGATGTGGTGGAAAAAGAAGTAGAGGACTGTTTTAAAAGATTCATCGTTAATGTCGAAGAAAAAGAGAATGAATCCGAAAGCACTCGGAAGATGATAGAAAAAGAGATATCACTAAGCGAAGCAAAACTGAAACGCCTATACACATTGTATGCAAGCGGTAGTTCCGGTACAGATACGCTTTTTGATGTTATCCATGCAGAAGAAAAAACACTGAAAAATCTACAGGAAGAACTAAAGACAGAAGACATCCGGGAGAAAGCCGGACGGGGAAAGAAGATAGAGAAAATAAAAGAGATGTCCAACGTGTGGGATACACTGACGGATTCCGAAAAAAACAAGGTGCTAAAAGAGTGTGTTGAAAAGGTAGTTATCACAGGCGATGACATAGACATACATTTTAGCATATATTAATAGGTACTTTCTCGTGTTCCAACCATCATCCCAACAGCGGTAGGAAGTGGAGAAAAGGAAGAAAAGGCCAAGATTCTATTATATAATTAAGAAAAATAAAGACGGACCTGTAAAATGTAAATATATAGATTAAGAGAAAAAGATTTTGAGAATAATTGAAATCTTTTATTTTTTACTTGACCAGTGGACACCACTGTGCTATAATAAAGACAGTTAAGAAAGGAACACATTATAGGAGGTAAAGAAAGATGATGAAAGTTGAAATATTTAATGGAGCAGAATTAGAGGTTGGAGAAGAAATCAGATTTGCAGATTTATGGCAGACAGAAGACGGAGACGTAGAGGAACTTCTGGAAAGCGAATGCGTACACGTTGCAAACGGAGAACATGGAGAACCAATCATTGCAGATTTCGAAATCGTAGCAGAAGACGAAGAAAACCCTGTTAACACACTTGTAAAAATAACAGACATAAGATAATATAAAGATATGATAAACCGTAACATGAGATGTATAGATACACAGACAGGCTATCTATACATCTTTTTATATTTAGGAGGACAATAAGATGAATAGTATTATACAAGAAGGTTATGACATTAATCAAAATGGAGATTGCAAAATTGAGTACTTGCCAGAAGTGGAAGTCGGGGAAGAAGTAGAGATTAATGATATATGGGATGGAAATGGTGATGATCCAACTGATGCCGGATCAGTAAGCTATAAGATATCGAATTGTGGAGTAGACGGAGAGTCGAACTGCCCGGTATGGATTAACTACAGCTTCGAAGTGGTGGAGAAGAAAGAGAATCCATTAGATACAATTGTAAGAATTACAGAAATTGAATTATTGTAGAGGTAGAAAAATGAGAGAAGCAATAGAATACATCGGAATTGATAACCTGGAAGATAGAGCGGTACAGGAGCATTACCCGGCACCAGCTATATACATCTATGTGAACACAAACGGGAAAGATGCAAAAATAATAAGGAATGAGAAAAGAGTAGAATTTAACAGCAAATACAAGATGATGGACTACTATTCGGGATTGGTATCCATGCAGAAACCGATAAAAAGCAAACTTATACTTAGCAACAACTGGATGTCGTTCTTCTGTCGGAACGTCGAAAAATTAAAAAATTCTGAAATTGATGAATATTTCGAAAGAACGGGACTCCCGGAAAAATACAACTGGTATAAGGAATACATAAAAGATAATATTAGAAATATAAAGAAGACAAAGAAAGACGTGGTAAAGTTTTTCTTGCTTGAAGAACCAGAGCTATACAGGAAATATGGCTTGGAGAATTGGACGGAAAAATCTATAAGCGAGAAGAACATACCAAAAGAACAAAAAGGAAAGGGATATCCTATTGGCTGCACATATAATGTAAAAAAGCCTTATACTTTTAGCAGAATGTATCTTGTGGAAAAAGAAGAGGGGCTGCAAATAAAATTCTTTTATGATATTTTAAAGGGATTAAAATGCAGAGGGTACAGCATGCTTGTAGTGGCAGATGGTATATTTTTGCCATTAAGAAACGGAGAGACACCAAATATAAAGATAAAAGGTGGAATAATACTTGCGTTTGGGATAAAAAATGGTGTGGCATATATAGAGCATATGGATACGATCACAAATTATAGTCCAAACTTATAAAAAGTTGAAAAAATGTACATTTTATGGTAAAATATAAGTATCAAAACTAAATAACGGGGACAATGAAATAGCACTTCTGACGGTAAGATGTAATTATCGTGGGAGGTGCTATTTTTATGTATAAAGAAAATATGAATTATGAGAATCAGCAACGAATGATATTTGACGTGGTAAATGAGTTCGGAATACCAGAGATACAACCTACAAAGTATGAACCGTGCGAGTTTATCGGATTCAACCAAGCTAAGACATGCAAGGACAGAGCCGGGAAAGGCGTGCATTTCTTTCTGGATGATTACCAATTCCAAAGATTATGGAACAGGCCAGATGCTTACATCAATATGCTTTCGCAGTTTCGATTTATCATGTCGCCGGATTTTAGCACTTATACTGATTTTCCAAAAGCATTACAGATTTACAACCACTTCCGCAAACACTGGATAGGTGCATATATGCAGATGTACGGTATTGACGTGATACCTACAATCAGTTGGAGTGACAAAGAATCGTTTGAGTGGTGCTTTGATGGTGAGCCAGTAGGCGGTGCAATAGCAGTATCCAGTGTCGGAGTGATGAACAGCAAGGAACGGAAAGCACTGTTCATGGACGGATATAATGAGATGTTGAAAAGATTGGAACCAGAGACAGTACTATTTTACGGACAGGTGCCGGAAGAATGCACAGGGAACATTATAAAGATTAAGTCGTTCGGTGAAAAACTGACGGAAAGGAAAAGTGGTGATTGAATGGGTGGCAGAGGTAGTGCAAGTAATTTGCAAAATAGGAAAGCCGATATAATAGCCTTTCCTACAAAGAATTCTACTAAAAAAACGGGTTCTTGGAATTATCCAGGAATGAGTGAAAGGACAGAATAACTTAAAGATGCGGTTGAAAAAGCGAATACAAGAGCGAAAGTAAACAGTGCATACAGAGGGTTGAAAGGACATGAATCTAATCTGATAGCGAATATTAATAATCCGAAAGAGGATGGTGACAAGAAAGTGTTAATGACGGAACTCAGAAAGACAAGACAGCTTTTGCGAAAATTAACAGACAAAAAGATTTTGTGATGATGGAAATGTATGGTTTAATGCTGGGAGGTAGATAGCATGGCAAATCTAAATAGCATTGCTAAGAAGTTACAGAAAGCAATACTACAAAAAGGATTAGTTATAAAGATGGGGACAAGTCAGTTTTATTCTGTGGAGCAAAATAGACTTATCACCATGCACATCCTATCTACTAGAGTGCTAGAGCAAAAGAAAAACGGGGAATGGAAATATTATAATTATGATATTCTCCGAACAGCATCACAGATAGAGATAGTAAATTGCTTAAATGATATATGGAGGGCGGTGAAAGAATGATTGAGACTTATGCAGAAGCAACGGAAGACATGATTAAAGCGAACAAGATGCGTGAAGAAGAAATGCAGAAGAAACTCATTGACATGATTATAAAGAATGAAAAGCTGAAAGAAAAGAATGAGTATCTGCAAAAAGAGGTAGAAGACGCAAAGGCTGTCGAAAAACGGGCACTGTGCGAAGTACAGGAACTTATTGAAAAAAATAAGAGACTGGTAGAAGAACACAACAGACAGAATGGAACAATACAAGCACTCAACATTGCACTGGATGTCATTACAGACAGATACAGCAACCTTAGAAAGAGACTGTGTAGAACAGGCAAGGGCGGTGAGTAGCATGGATGGATATATGGAAGAGGGTGGGTAGATGCCAAAAGGAAAAGAACTCACTCCGAAACAGAAAGCGTTTTGCGATGAATATCTGACAGATCTGAACGGAACAAGAGCGTACAAAGAAATATACAAAAGTGCAAAAAAAGATATAACGGCTAGAACGAATGCGAGTAAATTACTAACAAATACCAACGTAAAAGCCTATATTGCTGAACGAATGAAAGAGATCCAGAACGAAAAGACAGCAGACCTCGAAGAAGTGATCCGGTTCTTTTCTTCCGTCATGCGTGGAGAAGTAAAAGACCAGTTCGACCTCGACGCTACTATATCCGACCGCCTGTCTGCCGGGCGTGAACTCATGCGTTGGTATGAGAAAGCCGATGGAGAAGAAAAAGATACTGGTGGAATCACAATCATAAATAACATTCCGAAACCGGAGGGCGCAGATGGGGGAGATTAAGCTTACAGATGTGATAGCTCCGGCTTTTTACGGCGTACATTGGGACATCATAGATGGAAAACATACGTATTATGATTTGTCCGGTGGCCGAGGTTCGACTAAATCTTCGTTTGTCGGTACAGAGATACCACTTGGAATGATGCAAGACGCAGTGAATGGCATACACTCAAATGCGGTTGTATTCCGAAAAGTTGGGAATACACTAAGAGAATCGGTATTTGAACAAATCGCATGGGGAATAGATGCGCTTGGAGCATCGGACGAATGGACATCAAGCTTAAGTCCTATGCAGTATGTGTATAAGCCGACAGGACAGAAGATAATCTTCCGTGGATTGGATAAGGCAAAAAAGACGAAATCTATAAAGATTAGCAAAGGATATTTTAAGTACTTATGGTTTGAGGAATTGGACGAATTTGCCGGAATGGAAGAGGTACGAATGACACAACAGTCTGTTCTCCGTGGTGGCGAAAAATTCGTTGTTTTTAAATCGTTCAATCCACCGATCAGCAACAGCAACTGGGCGAATAAGTACGTAGCAGAGCCGAGAGCGGACAGCTTAAGGCATAAGAGCGATTATAGATCTGTTCCGGTAGAATGGTTAGGGCAACAATTCATTGATGATGCTGAGTATCTGAAAAAAACCAACCCGAGAGCTTATGAGCATGAATATCTTGGAATCCCTGTAGGACTTGGCACAAATATCTTTGAGCTGTTGGAGATTAGAGAGATTACAGATGAAGAGATAAGTAGGATGCAATCTATCTACCAGGGCGAGGACTGGGGATGGTTCCCGGATCCGAAAGCGTTTTTGCGTGTTGCTTATGTTCCAAATCAACAGAAAGTATACGCACTGGATGAATTGGGCGGTTGCAAAATAAGGAACAGCGAGATGGCACGACAGATAAAAGAAAAGGGATATGATGATTGCGCTATCTACTGTGGAGTGGATGAAGAAGAGAGCATTGTTGACTTCCGTGATGCCGGACTTCCGGCACGTAAGGCAATCGTGACACCAGGTAGCCGGAAGTATACGTTTGAGTGGTTACAATGCCGTACATTGGTGATTGACCCGAGAAGGACACCAAGACTGTACAAAGAGGTTATAGAGTATGAGCATGAGCGAGATGGCAATGGTGAAGTGATAGCAGATTATCCGGACGGTAACGACCACTGGATTGATGCGTTGAGATATGCTACCAGTCCGATATCTATGAGACGTGGACAAAGTGCGTAGGAAAAGGTGAGCAGATGGGAATTATAGACAAGATAAAGGCGGTGTGGAGTAAAATGTTCAAGGTAAATGATGTGAAAAAAATATTCGGGATAGAAACAGGGCGGTCATCTAATATGGATACTGCCCTGTCGAAGTATAAAGACATGCGATCCGGCATTCCGTATTGGTGTACCGGGAGGATAAAGCCGACAAGGTTTTCAAATGTGATTTGTCGTGAGATAGCAAACCTCACACTGTTTAATGCGGACATTCAGATTACAGGAAATAACGAACTGCAAAAGAGATTTGATAGCGTAATGAACACATTACAGGAGAAACAAGAGGAAAGCTGTGCGACCTGTGGGATGATGGTCAAGAGCAACGGTGATGATGTAGAATTTTTGGATCCGGATTACTTTCTGATTACAGACACCAACACGGATGGGGATGCGTTAGCAGCTATCTTTTTCTCTTACCTTAAGAAAAACGACAAATACTACACAAAAGCTGAGTACCACAGATTTGAAGATGTTGGACTGGAACGTGTATACCATATATCCAGTAAGGCTTTTAAATCTGACAACAAAGATATGATCGGTACAGAGATCACGCTTGACAGGGTAGATGAGTGGAAAGACATTGAGCCGGAAGTGTACGTACATGGGTTAGAATATCCGCTGTTCGTCTACTGGCGAAATCCTTACGCAAATGCGATTGACAAGGAATCTCCACTGACTGTTCCGGCATTTTCGGAATGCATTGAGGAATTGAGATGGCTTGACATTGCATTAAACATGATGGGAGATGAAACGGAAGACAGTAGACATATTACTTACGTACCGCAGACAGCTATTGAATACGCAAGCAAATATTCCATCGAATTGCCGAGATTTATCCAAGGTATCGAAATGGGAGCGAACGAAGATAGCATCAAAGAGCACGTTCCGACATTATTAGTAACTGAGCGTGTGGCCGGGATAAACTTCTTGCTATCTGTCATCGGATATAAATGCGGATTCTCAAACGGATATTTCTCTTTCGATCAGAACCAAGGCATACAGACAGCAACACAGGTAGAATCTGACGATAGACGGACACTGCATACCATCCAGGCATTCCGAAACATTTTGGACGGAAAGAACCATGATGGAGTACTGCACAGAATCATTTATATCCTGTATGCAGTCGGCACAGCAAACGGAACTATTCCGGCAACGAACTACCAAACAGCATGTGATTTTGAAGACCTTGTATACAACTTAGAAGATGATCGTGCACGGTGGTGGAACTATGTGGTACAGGGCAAGGTTCCAGCATGGATGTATTTTGTGAAATTTGAGGGAATGACAGAACAAGAAGCAAAAGCAATGATTGAAGAAGCACAGGAACAGAACAAGCCGGACAGTGGATTGTACGAAGAATAGGAAAGAGGTGAACCAAAATGGAATATCTTATCATAGACCCATCAACAAGAAAAATTACAATCCCCAAAAGCGAACAACTTTTTGGAGTGTACGGAGAGGGCAATATTGAAAGAAAGTATTTCAAATGTCCTAAGATCGTAGGAGATAATGTCGACTTGTCTGACTGTTACATTTTCGTAAATTACTATACTGCAAAAGGATTGCCGGGGAAATATACAGCAAAAGATGTGAAGGTAGACGGGGAGAATATCACTTTTTCATGGGAACTAAAACAGCACATCTTTGACGCAAACGAGGATACATCTATATATTTTGCGGTAGAAGCGAAAAACAAAGATAAAGTAGAAGTGTTCAGAACCCGTCCAGCTACCGGAAAGGCCAAAGAGACGATAGACACGGATAAAGAGATCGAAGAGACTCACGCCGATGTCATTCTTGACCTTATATCCAGAGTAGACACATTGGAGAAAAAGCCTATTTCTGAAGAGCAGATAGAGAAATCTGTAAAAAGCTATCTGGAAAAGAATCCTATAGAAGAAACAGATCCGACGGTACCAGAATGGGCAAAAGAGGAAGAAAAGCCTACTTATACCGCAGAAGAAGTCGGAGCACTTCCGAGTACGACCGTGATTCCATCGAAACTTTCAGAACTGACAGCAGACGATGAACACGAAACTGTGACAAAGGAAGAGAAACAAGCTTGGAACGCAAAGAGTGACTTTTCAGGAGAGTATAGAGATTTAACAGGAAAGCCAACAATCCCAACAGTACCAACCAAACTCCCCAACCCACAAACATTGACCATCACATATGGCGGTAAAAACCACACATATGATGGTTCAGAAGCCATTGCTATAACCATAGAAACAGGCAGTATAGAAAGAATAGAAAAACTTGCTACAGATACCACAGTAACGCTCGAACCGAATAAGCTATACGTATTCCCAGAGATGAAAAGTCTTACATACACCATCGGAGAGGGAACGGGAGAGGTGCATTTTATATTCAAATCTGGTGCAACGGCAACACGGGTGGTACATCCATCCAATGTAAATATCGGTAGTTTTTCGGTCGAGAGCAACAAGGTATATGAGGTATCAATTTTAGAGGGGCTGTTAACTAGCCAGAATTGGAGCGTGAGCTGATGGAACGGAGAAGGACATTGGGAAGTGAGGTGGAAAGTGTAATGAGCGAAGAATATGAGCTTGTCGGTACTGCAAGCATAACGGAAGAAACGGCTAATGTAGAGATACAGTTGAGTAAACCTTGTACAGATATGTATATGTTCTGTGAGAATTTAAAAGCAACAGTTAATTCGCAGTTAATTATTGCTATCGGAACTGCCAATAATCTTAACGGAATTAACGGTGAATTATCCACAAATGTACAAAACACTATTCAGCACATAAAGAAAGTTGGAAAAACATGGATAAGAACGGGAAATAATCATGGGGCATATGGACTTAATGTTGCATCGACACAGATGTATAGGACAAGCATAATTCCAAATAAGTTTACACCAGAAAATATTTCTAAAATGACATTATGTCTTTTAAATGACTTTAAGTTTACATCTGGCACAATAGAAATCTACGGGAGGTAGTTGACATGAAACGTAAATTAACACACAATCTTGCCAGTCAGTCAGTCAGTCAGTCAGGGCAATTGTAATCTAGCTGATTCGCTCCTGTCAAGTTGGGCGGTGGAATTATGAACCGCCGGAGAATAATGCTTATGAATGGACAGGAGGAAAATGAAGTGAAAGAATGGGTTGAATTGCTGAATGAAAGCAAAGAGGTAACAGACCAAAAGACTGTAGAATTTGACATTGCTAATGCTGAAAAACATGAGGAATATTGGATATACCTACAGATAGAAAAGCATACGGGAACAGAACCATGTAAAGGCAATTGTAAACCGATAATAAACGGAGCATGGATTGGATATTACAGTCTTAATGTGGATTTCTCGGCAGACCAGTATGTATCATATCATATTTGGACAAATCCAATAAGTGTGTTGGAAATTGCGAAAAGTATGAGTAAGCCACAGTTTAATCTTGTACAAATATTAAGACAGATAGAAACTATTGGAAATGAAACAGGTACAGGAAAATTTACTTTAGAATTTCCAGCAAATTATACAGGAAAGATAACAGCAAAAATACTTGGTAGATAGGAGGTTGAAACAAAAATGGTAAATAGTAAAATCCTAACAGACAGACAGACAGACAGACAGACAGACAGACAGACAGCACAGCTTAAGGCGTAGGTTGCTTAATACACAAGAAGAAACAAGCGAATGGCTCTATGAAGCTTACTTAACTAATAGTGGAGGGTGGTACGGCAAGCGGTGCCCGGCTATCGTATTCGACGTGAAGCAAGGAGAAAAGTATTATATCGAATGGAGCAATGTTAGAACACAGAATAAATACATCTATGATATGCGTAGATGCGGTGGAGCGTACTTGACCTATGTTCCAAATCAGATTGCAGAATCTGGAAGCATTGAGATTGTTATTCCATCAGACGGGACACTGTATGTCGGATGTGGTTATAATAATAAGTTTTCTCATGGTGACATTGGTGTTGCCTGTTTTGATGGTGATTACATAAAAATAAAGAAAGCGAGGTGATTAAATGCACGCAAAACTAAGTAATGGATTCTTGCACAGTGCGCCGAAGACGATAACACTTGATGGCAAGACAATCAACAATCCGCTCCCGGAAGAACTGGAAGAGTTGGGCTACAAGCCTGTGGTGTACACAGATATGCCGACAGATGCACCAAGCGGACAGCACTACGAATCTGGATGGGAAGAGGGAGACAAGATAGTTCAGACGTGGACGCTGGTAGACGATCCAGTCTATCCAGAGCCGGAGCTGAGCGCAGATGAAGCACTTAATATAATTATGGGGGTGGTACAGTGACGAGGGAACAAGCAGAACAGTTGCGGAAACTGTTGGAAAACCAGACAGCCAACATGACCGATGAACAGATTCTTGAATATCCAGACTTTGTGGAGAAATGGCAGTCTGGCAAGGAATATGTAGCTGACAAGCGGTTGGAATACAATGGTACTATATACAAGGTATTACAAGCCCATACAAGCCAAGATACATGGACGCCACCGGATGCACCGTCTCTGTTTGCCAAGGCGCTTATACCGGATGAAAATGTTATCCCGGAGTGGGAACAGCCAGACAGCACCAACCCTTACGCCAAAGGAGACAAGGTAACACACAATGGCAAGACATGGATTAGCACGGCAGACGGGAATGTCTGGGAACCGGGTGTGTATGGATGGGAAGAGGTATAAGGGGACACGCCAATCCGAAAGATAAATGATAATGTCTGTAAAGGAGGACTAAAAAATGGAACAGATTATTAGTTATGTAAAGCCGGAGTTAATGGTGGTTTCTTTTGCCTTGTATTTTCTTGGAAAATGGATGAAAGGCTCACATAGGATTAAGGATAAAGACATTCCACTTTCTCTCGGAGGTATTGGAATTATTATTTGCGGAATGTATGTAACGGCAACTTGCGATTTGGACAGCATGAAAAATGTTTTTATGGCACTGTTCACGTCTGTAGTACAAGGTATCATGGTAGCCGGACTTAGTACATACGTTAATCAGATTATTAAGCAGATTGGAAAGGACGAATAAGTATGGCAACAAGTACGATTAATATTATTGTAATCTGCGTCTTTCTACTTCTGGCAATGAAGATTTCAAACAGAAAGGACAAATAATGCTTACGCCGGAATATCTCTTTCATGTGACTGAGGGTGCGGAAAAGATAACATCGGATATGCACAAGAACATCATGGACATGATCGTTGAGCGCATAATGGTGCGTATAGGCCGTGGAGAAAATTATCTACTTACAGCTACGGACAGATGGCAGATACAGGTGTTACAAGAATCTGGATACTTACTGGAAGACATACAAAAAGAGATTGCTGACAAAACGAAGAAGCAAGAGAACGAGCTGAAAAGTGCATTTGAAGAAGCTGGAATAAAAGCTATCGAGAGAGACGATGCGATATATAGGGCGGTAGGACTATCACCTACGCCCTTATTGCAATCTCCGGCATTGCTCAGAATACTGGAAAGAGATTATAACGTTACGTGTGGAGAATGGAGAAACCTTACACGAACAACGGCAGATGAAGCACAGAAGTTGTTTCTGAAAGAGGTCGACAATGCTTACCGCATGACATCAAGCGGTGCCATATCATATACACAAGCCGTCAGAAATGCTGTTGACAGGATTGTAAAGCAAGGTGTCAAGGTTTCGTATCCGTCCGGTAGAGAAATGAGCATTGAATCAGCTACAATGATGACTGTCCGCACAGGGATAAGCCAGTGTGCCGGAGCAATCGCACTAAAGCGAATGGAAGAATTGGAATGGGATACCATCTTAGTATCTGCACATGTGGGCGCACGAATTGGTGATGGCGGTAACAATCCAACGAACCACTTTTGGTGGCAAGGAAAATTCTATTCCCGGACAGGCAAAGACAAGAGGTTCCCGGACTTTCGAACATCAACAGGCTACGGAACGGTGACAGGGTTGTGTGGCGTGAACTGCCGACACTCTTTCGGATCTGGTGACGGTGAAAACAATCCGTATGCAGATATCAACCTGTCAAGCGAAGAAAATATCAAAGCGGAAGAGCGCGCAAAAAAGCAACGGCTTATGGAAAGACGCATTCGCAACAGCAAGAGAGAGATTCAGAATTTGCAGACTGCTATAGATACAAGCGGAGATGATAAGCTTAAATTCGAATTGCAACAGATGTATGACCGAAAATCAGCGGTGCTGAGACGGCAGAACAAGCAATACCGTGAGTTCTGCAAAGATAATAACCTTAAAGAATATTCGGAACGTTTACGGGTAGCACAGTGGGATAGGTCACAGGCTGTGAGATCAGCAAAAGCAGCACAGAGATATATCAATTCAAAGGAAAAGTGAATATGGAACTAATAACACAGATACTTGCTATATGCGGTGCTATATCTGTTATCGGTGGTGCTGTTGCGGTTCTTTCCGGGTGGTACAAATCATGGAAAGCGCCAAAAGAAAAACAGGACAACCGTATAGAACAGATTGAAAAGCGAATAACAAACATTGAAACATCTATCACAGGGATTAATCAGAAACTTGATAACGATTATAAAAACATAAGGAATACGAGGGATGATATGAATCTATTAATGAGAAGTATGTTTAATTTGATCGAAAACAAAATCACAGGGAATAACATTGAGGGTTTAAAAAAAACTCGGGAAGAGCTTGTAAATGCTATGACGGACAAGAAACCAAAGGAATTATGAAAATATACTCTTTTACACGACCAGAACTTGACTATTTTGAGTTAGAATGCAACTTCACATCGGATGAATTGAAACTGTTCCGGCTCCGTGCTAAAGCTATGCCTTTAGAGGACTGCGCGGAAGAAATGAATGTGAGTGTGTCTACAGTCAAGAGATTGAGTAGAAGAGTGAATGATAAGATTGAAAGGGTGGTATAGGCATGTGGCTTGAAGATGTAAAACCTTGTAAAGCGCACATCGAAGCAACTGGCCAAGAAGTATCGGGCGTACTTGGGTTTGGTGAAATAAGTTTTAACGCTGGCTGGATTATTGACGAAAAAGGAAGAAAAAAATATAGGCATAGACATATAACGTATATTCCTGTTTTTGAAACCGCTGAATTTGTAAAACCTTTTAATGATTTTTCAAATGTCCATACAGAAAAAATAGATTTCCAAGCATATTACGGATCAAGTGCTGGAACTAATACATTTCGCTTAGTTGGAGCAAAACCAATATCTGAAGAAGATCACAACAAAATAACAGGTGCAAAGAGGTGATTATATGATACCTAAGATTTTTAAAATAAGTGGATATCTCATAGACCCGACAGGCAGACTTGAACCACGCCACATTAAGGCAAAAATGCTTTACGGCTGTGGATTTCCACTTGTAGGACAGCACATTCATGTACAGAAAGCAGAGATTAAGAAGTTGGATGAAAAGCATCCACTTATGAAAGAGAACTGTGATTTGGCAGAATGCGAGAAGTATTTCAATGACGAACCGCCGACAGTGAGCAATAGAAAAGTTGAACCCGGACAGGTGTACAGGCACTTCAAGGGCAAGACAGTGAAAGTCCTGTATATTGCACAGGATAGCGAAATGCCGGGACAGTTTAAGGTAGTCTATGAATGTTCTGGTAGCGTGTGGTGCAGACCTTACGGAATGTTTGTGAGCGAGGTAGACAGGAAGAAATACCCGGATGTAAAGCAGAAGTATAGGTTTGAACTGGTGGAGGAATGACAACATGAAAGTCTATGTGATTACAAGCGGTGAATATTCAGATTATGGAATATGTGCAGTGTGCCTAGATAAAGATAAAGCTGAACAGATTTGCGCAACGATAAACGATGGTCTGATTAGAGCAAAGCTATATGGGAATACGGCTTCTATAGAAGAATATGACACTGATGAATATGAGGTAGACAGCGACTGGAGAATTGGTAATCTATATGTATTGCATGCAAAATATAACAAGATATCCGAGCAATATATGTATGAACCAATGCTTGCATTTATGAGAAAAGACATTACTTTTGAGAAAATAGGAGATGAAGTACATGTCGAAGCAACGTTTCCGATTGAAATGAATAGAGAAAAAGCAGAGAAAATTATGCGTGATGAATTGGCAAAGTGGAAAGCCGTACAGGAGGATTTATTATGATTATTACAGGAATGGATCACTTTCAGAGTGTATGTAAAAAGAAACTTGTTGAATGGTACAACAAGAGCGACAAACCTCACAAGGGACCTAATGATGTTCAAACAATTGACTTAAGCAATGTATTTATTGTATGGAGTTGCAAGACATTACAGAACTACAAATGCCTTGCATCAACAGACACCAGCGGTGATGGTATCTATGCTGAGTATACATACAGCGGGGATAAACAGGAGCTGTATGAGGATGTGTACGGAAAGATTACAAACACCTGTCATACAGAAGAATAAGTGATACTTTTTAGAGACTTTAACGAACTGTTAAGGTCTCTTTTTTATGCGTAAAATGAAAGCATAGAGAACAAGAAAATATTAATTTACAGGAGGTATGAGTATGAATCCATATATGTCATATACACCGTATATGCCACAGGATGCTTATATGCAAGACCAGATGGCATTACGACAACGGATAGACAACTTATCACAGGCTCAACAGCAATACAAGGCACAGGCACAGCCGAATGTGAACTGGATACAGGTAACCGGAATTGACGGGGCAAGAAATCAGATTGTACAGCCGGGAACAACGGCTTGGATGATGGATAACAATGCGCCATACTTTTATGTTAAATCTGTTGACGGTGTGGGAAGTGTTACGTTTAAAGCTTTTGAATTTCATGAGGTACAGGCGAACAATCCACAACCTGTAGTGGAAAACATGGACGCTAAGTACGTGACAAGAGAAGAATTCAACAAATTACTGGATACATTAAAACCTCAGCCGGAAGAACAGAAAGGGGAGCTGACGCATGAGTAATCCGTTAATGGGAATGATGGGCGGTATGCCGGGTGGTAACAGTCCATTAGGAATGATTCAAAGAATGATGGGGATGATGCAAAATGCGCAGAATCCCGGAGCAATGTTACAGAATATGGCACAGAGCAATCCGAACATCAAAAAAGCTATGGATATGTGCCAAGGAAGAAACCCGAAAGATGTATTTATGGAGATGTGCCAGCAAAATGGCATGAATCCAAACGATATTATCAATAAAATAAAGTGATATCCGGACGGAGTGCACACGTCTTGATAAATAAAAGAAAAGGAGAACCAACATGAACGAGGGATTAAACACACTTAGTGCTGCCGATGTAGCAGCAGTCACAAGAAACAACGATGGAAACATGTGGGGTGACGGTGGATGGTTCTGGATCATCATTCTTGCTTTCCTGTTTTGCGGTAACGGATGGGGAAACAACAACGGAGCACAGGACGCTTTTATCTCTGACGAATTCGTGAAAAGAGATATCTTTAACACAAATCAGAATGTGTCTAACACAGCTTGCGAGACACAGAGAGACGTATTAGAGAACCGCTATAACACACAGCTCGGCTTGCAGAACTTACAGGCTCAGCAGTCTCAGTGTTGCTGCAACACACAGAAAGAGATCTTACAGAGTAGATATGATGCAGCATTACAGGCACAGAACATGCAGGCGCAGATGGCACAGTGTTGCTGTGACATCAAAGAAAGCATCTTAGCAGATGGACAGGCTACACGCCAGTTAATCCAGGATAACACGATTCAGAACTTGAGAGATAAGCTTGCTGATCGTGACAGAGATTTGCAGACAGCATACTGGCAGATCTCACAGGTATCACAGACCAATAACATTATTGATGCAGTGAGACCGACACCAAAACCGGCTTATATGTCTTGCAGTCCATATTTTGCGTATAACGCATTTGGTAATGGTTGCTGTGCAAGTGGGAATGTGATGTAAGTGAATGATATATCACTACTTGACTTTCTGACAGTGTACGGAGTTGCTTTACAGATAGCGAATTTTAACAGTGATCTATCACAGGCAAGTAATTCCGACATTGAAAAACACTTGCACGAGCAAGACAGTAAGTATTTTTTAAAAATAATTGAAAACCAAAACAAAATCATAAGCATGTTGGAAGAATCCATATCTACAAAAAAGTAGTCTTGCGAACATCAAAGAGAGTAGGCATGCGCTTGCTCTCTTTTTTAAGAAAGGAGAAAAAATATGTTAAATTCTATTGCCAAAAACGCTCAGACAGTAGCAACAAATCAGAATGTATTATTTACGGAAACAAGAGTGAAAAGCCGTAGATGTGCTTGTAACACAGGATGGCTTTCACATGACAACGGCAGTGGACTTTTTGAAATCACAAACCGTGGAAATCTGCCAATGGCGGTCGAAGTTGAGTTTAACGGAAACGTTACGGCATCTGCAATAGGAGCGGTAGCGTTATCTATCAAACAGAACGGGGAACCGGTTTCTGGTACGGAAATGGACTATACAGTAGCAACGGCAAATGTGTATCAGAATGTCGGGGCAACTACATTGATTGCAGTTCCGGCCGGAAGTAGCGTCACTATATCGGTTGGCAACGTTGGCACAGTTGACACATTGGTTAAGGATGCGAATATCATCATTAAAAAGCTCTCATAGAAAAGGGGTGAGTTTCTATGATTGATTTTAAAAGCAACCTAGATGTTAAAACTCCGAAAGAAATCTTTGCCGAAATCAATGAACGGTTTATCGGAGCGGTCATGATGCACGGACAGTTTGCGGACTACTTCGATTTCCTTGGCTTAAAAGGCTTTAAGCGGATGCATGAGTACCAGCACATTGCGGAAAGCTTGGAACGTAGAAAAGTGTGCAGATATTTTATAAGCCATCACAATCAGCTTATTGATGATGTATTTGATGGAAAAGTGAATGTTATCCCGGATGCGTGGCGAACGGCCAAACGGTTAAGTGTCGGGAAAAGCACAAAGCAGAAAGCCGTAGAAGATGGATTTGTCGAGTACCACAATTGGGAGTCCGAAACAAAGGAAGTGTACGAACAGTACGCACACACGCTAAGAGAAAACGGTCATGTGGCTGATGCTATGTTCGTGGAATGTTTGGTAGAGGATGTAAGCGAAGAATTAAAAACTGTAGAATGTATGATTAACGACCTCATATCTACCGGATACGATATGGTATACATCACAGAAATTCAGTCGGAGATTCACGACAAATACAAAAAGAAAATGAAAGGAATCGAGGTGTAATAAATGAGCGAGATCAAAAAGATTTTGGAAGAACAGCTTGAACGTGAGAAAGCATCTGCAAAGAAAGACTTAAATATGTCTAACTTACAGGCAATGTACATGATTACATCTACATTGTGCAATATGAAATCTTTGGAATGTGAAAGCGTACCGGGGATGATTGCGGATGCATCGGAAAACCTTATCAAGAAGTACAGTAACGGAAAGTACGACAAAAACATTGATGCACTATATGACCAGTACATCATGGCGAAAGAGATGTATCAGCAGAACGGAGATCAAGCACACAGAGACAAACTGATGGAAAGTGTCGGGAAACTTATGGTAGAAGTGTACGACATGCTTTCATCTATGGTGATGGATTCAGATTTTGCGGAAGAACGGAAAGAGATTCAAAGGCAAATCAAGAAGCTTGCAGAGATGTAAAAGGTTTTAAATAACACATAATGGCTCTTGATAAACTCTATCACGGGGGACAAGTTTATTACCTCTACATTATACAATAAACATGGTGAATCACATAGGACATTTTCTTTTCTTGATACACCTCCTTTCAATTAAACCTAATAGCGGAATGCTGATTAAAGGGCGGTCAAACGCCCGTTAGGTTTTCCCTTAAGCTTGCGGACTTAGGGAACCGTCATCTTATGTTACCTCCTAAAGATATAATATGATAAATTCTTATCCGCAAAGGATAGTGCACAGTATGGTGCATGGATTCATTTCCGGCTATCCTTTTTCTGCATAGAGTTAGTTACGGAACAATATGCAGATTGACCGTCAAATAGCCGTAACAGTGGTTGGAACTGTATAGAGGGAACACTTACACCAACCACTAACGGGATATAGTTCAATGGTAGAACAAAAGTCACAATCCATCATCTCTTTGAAAAAAGACTTATGTCCACGGTTCGATTCCGTGTATCCCGATTACCCCGGCAGAGGTTCATCTGTCTGAATCCCTACCGCAGACGAAGCGGTTAATAAGAGACGTTGAGGAGGATATGCAACATGAAAAATATTATTCAGATTATCAAAGATGCTGGTCTTGAAATTACAGACGAGCAGAAAAAGACAATCGAAGATGCAGTGAAAGAGAATTACAAAAGCGTATCTGACTATGAAAAGCAGACACGAAAAGTAGAAACTCTGACACAGGAACGTGACAACTTTAAAACACAGTATGAAACAGCGAAAGAGACTTTGGACGGGTTTGAGGGAAAAGACTTCGATGCAATCACAAGAGAACGTGATGAGTGGAAGACGAAAGCTGAGAATGCAGAAAAAAAATGGAAAGACAAGCTTGATGCCAGTGAAAAAGAGTACAACCAGAAGATTGAAGAAAGAGACTTCAATGACGTTCTGACAAAGGCTCTTGCGGGCGAAAAATTCAGTTCTGATTTTGCCAAAACAGGAATCATCAACATGATTAAAGACAAGGGTCTGAAACGTGAGGGTGAAAAAATTCTTGGCCTTGATGATTACATGAAAGAGCTGAAAGAATCTCAGAAAGATGCTTTCGTGGCTGATGGTAAGACACCACCAGTATTCACTACACCTACAGAAAAAGGTGGAAGTGAACAGAAAGCAGAGCCGTTTGTTCCTGGAACTGTTTGGTAAAACCATACTGTGAACCGACTATCAATAGGAGATAGCCGTTGACCTTAAAGAATTAAAGGAGAACAAAAATGGCAGAAACAACAAGAATTACATCGTTAAATATGTTACTTGACACAACCGGAAAAATGCTTCTTGCAGAAGAGTACGGAAAGGTCATTGAAAACGTCCAGAAGAACACTATTTCTGGAAAAATGAAGAATACCGAACTTTCCGGTGATCCGTCAGCCGGAACCGTAGAAGCAAAACGATTCGCAAATGCGACATCTAAGAATTACGGAACTGCCAGAGGTGCAGCTAAAGGTGATGGAGTAAAAGGAAAGCCGGTTACGATTCCGATTAATGTAGATAAGGAAATTGTAGAAGAGGTTGAACAGAAAGACGTATCTCTTCTCGGAGTAGAGGGACTTATTGCAAAAAGAACAGCAAACCATGCGCTCAGAATGATCGCAGAACTCGACACTGAGTTCTTCAAAGTTGCCGGAACAGATGCGACAGAAGTTGATCTGACAGGTATTACAGCTATTGAGGAACAGGCTGAAACCATGATTCAGCAGTGCGAAACTACCAAGAATGAATATGTGGACGGAGTACCTCGTTCTATGATGAACATGATCTGTACACCGAAATTCTACGGAAAAATCCGCACATATCTGGACAAAGTTACAGTGCCGGGCGTTGGCGTGGCTGACGAAGAGTTCTACGCTTATCATGGCGTAAAAACATTCTCATGCGTGCACATGCCGACAGACGTTGATGTGATCGTGATGGTGGATGGAGCTATCGCACAGCCTGTTAAATCCACACCATACAGTGCTGAGAAGATTCCTCTTTCAGAAGCGTACGGTATCGAACTCTTCTACCATTACGGAACAAAATCTGTAATGCCAGACCTTATCTTCAAAAACAAGAAAGGTGAGTAAGCATGAGACGGTTTGAAGACTTGGAAACAGGAAGAATTTTATCAACTGGGCATGAAACGAGTGCTCAGTTGATGGAGAACAATCCACAAAAATATAAAGAAATTTCAGTTGGAAAAACTAAAGCTAGATCAAATTCTAGTAAACAGTAAAATTAGGTGAAGCACTATGGCGTACACAGATTATAAGTTTTATACAAAAAAATTTTTCGGAAAAACAATTCCAGAAAGCGAATTTCGTGAATATGTAGAGCGAGCCAGTGACTGCGTAGACAACTACACGATGGATCGTCTTGTCGATGGACTTCCAGAAAATGAGCGAGCAGAAACAAAAGTTCAAAAAGCTGTATGTGCAGTAGCTGATGAAATGTATAAGATAGATCAATCTAAAAAAGCTTCTATGGATGCCATAGGAACCATACAGAGAGAAGATGGGACGGTCGTAAATAAGACCGTCTCTTCTATTTCTTCTGGAAATGAAAGCATATCTTACGCTAACGGGAACAGCCAGAGCAATCGGTATACCGTAGCAGCTACCAATTTGCAAGAAGAGAAAAGAATACTTCTCGAAGCAGCGGTTAGCTATCTTTTTAACGTTACCGATGATAACGGAGTGTACTTGCTATATAGAGGGATTTGAACAATGAGAATTATTAAAAGATTATTTTGCAAACACAAAAAGAAAATCCATGTCGGAACGTATCTGGAAGATATCGGAAATGGGATAAAAGAAACAAGGCACATATGGAAGTGTGAAAAATGCGGTAAGAAGTTTTATTAACGAGAGGTGGTACCAATGTATGACAAAACCATAACTGTATTCAACAAATATGTGAATCAAAAGGATGAAATATTTTGGTATCCGACCGTAATTAAAGGTGTTCAACTCATTGTTGATAAATCCGCAAACATTGAAAAGACAGGACTTGATACGGCTGACACGGCAACGCTCCATGTTCTGTATCGCATGGTATCCGATGAAAAAGTAGTATCTGGCAAAAAGTATCTTGAGCCTAAAAAATGGGCGAAACAAATTAACGATACGCTTGGACATACCATCACATTTGCAAGCGGTGACTTTTTCATTGAAGGCGAACATGACGAAAAGATGATAGCAGACGAAGACTATCAGAGCCGGAGAGACGGTGGCTTTTATGATTACATGAACAAAAATCGCGACAATGTATTCTTGATCACCAATGTCGGGACATACACACTTATCCCACATTTTGAGATAGGGGGAAAGTAAATGGCACGTAGCAGAATGTTCCATTTTCCGAATATTTCAATAGTTGAAGCTGACATCAAAGTGAATGTGAATCTTGATCGATTCGAAAAACAATTCCAAGATGCTCAACTTTGGTTAGATGAACAGGTATGGACAGGCACAAAAAAGTATATTCCACAAAGAGACGGGATGCTGATTGATACAACCAATACGCAGAACGAAGCCTTGAAAGGTAGTGGAAAAGTTTATGCCGGATATGGTCCTTACGCAAGATACCTGTACATGGGGAAAGTCATGGTAGACCCGGAAACGGGATCACCGTGGGCAAGGCCAAAAGCAAAAAAAGTAGTAACAGACCGTGATATCCAGTTTTCGAAAGAGCCAAACCCTTTTGCGACAGATCACTGGTTTGATTCTGCCAAAGATGAATCTTGCGATGCATGGGTAAAAGGAGTGAAGAAACGTGCAGGCGGTGGATAGTAAAAAAATAGTGAAATACGATGTTGACGGATACGACATTGTAACAAATGCACTTAAAGATTTGCTGAATCAGTATCCGGGATTGGAAACTGGAGAAGTGTTTAAGTTTTCCACACTCAAAGAAGATGACGGAATGGCATTCTATCCGGTATCCGGTGCGGTGATTGCACAGGAGAAAAAATCGGTAACAGGCAAGGTGAATCAGCTTTGCAACTACCCGTTTTATATCGTGTACAGGACATCCCGTGATTCTCCGAATATGAAAGCGGATATAAAGGAATTTCTTGATAGTGTAGGTAAATGGCTGGAACGACAAACAGTCGTGATTGATGGCGAAAAGCATAAACTTACATCTTACCCAACACTTACAGATGAACGAAAAATAAAAGAGATTACAAGAATCACACCATCATACCTTGACAAAACTTACGAAAACAATGTGCAAGACTGGGTGATTAGTATGTCTCTTAAATACAGAAATGTATTCATAAGAACTAATTAACCGGACATCAATTGGAGATGTTCGCTGACCGTAAAAAGTTAACGGTAGAAAGGACTATAATATGGGAAATCTTAGCAGAGAAGCACTCGCACATTATCTGGACTATAGTTTCAAACAGACAGTAGCAAGTGCTACGTGGGAAATCCTTGGTGATGACATTGACGATATGTCGGTTGATCTGAACCCGGATACAGAGACAAAGAAGAACATTCTTGGTCAGACAAAAACAACAGATAATGGATATGAGCCGTCTATGGATGCAGATACATACTATGCAAACCCGGACAAAAAGCTGTATCCGAAGATTAGGGATATTGCAATGAAACGATTGAAAGGAGCGGACTGCAAAACACTTATGTTGGAAGTCCTTGTGGAAGATACAAGTGCAGAAAACCACCTTGCATATGTCGAAGAGGTTATGGTAAAACCTCAGTCTTATGGTGGAGATACATCTGGCGTAAACATTCCGTTTAAAGTATCTTCTGACGGTAAGAGAACAGAGGGATATGTAAGTGCTACTTCGCTTGCTTCAGGCAATCCAGAATTCACAGCCGGAACAATCCCACATAGTCTTTCTACAGGAAAAGAAGTACTGTAACGCTTTATTGACAGGAGGAATAATATGAGCAACAAGTTACCAAAAAAAAGAAATGATAGCGAACTGGTTATTAAGATAAATGATGGCCGAGTCAAAATTCCGATCAAAAACCAGTTTGGTGAAACTCTTGGAAGTATAGTGTTCGCACCGACTGACACTAACATTGTTGACAGATACGAAGAAGTCGTTCGATTTTGGAAAAATTACAAGATGCCGGAAGATGACAGCATTGAAGCTGCCAGAAAAGCAGAAAAAGAAATTTCAGAGAAAATGTCTTATCTGATTAATGGAGATGCAGAAAAAGCGTTTTTCCAGGTTCTCGGACCGTTTTCGCCAATGGATGATGGAAGAATTTTCCTCGAAATTGTAATTGACAGTGTTGCAAAAGTCATTGAAACAAAGCTGAACACAAACGTAACAAAGGTACAGCGCCGTGTAAATAAGTATGTGGCCAAGTACCATAACTAATGGATGTCTGGAAACTTCCGAAATCCGTTAACGTAAACGGCAAAGAATATCGAATACGCTCAGATTACAGAGCCGTGTTAGATATTCTTTGTGCTATTAATGATCCCGATATAGTAGCCGGAATGTCAGAGGAAGAAAAAAACTTGGAGATATACACAACGATTCTGGCTATATTCTACGAAGACTTTGATAATCTTCCAATGGAAGACTGGGAAGAAGCTTTAAAGACAGCGAAAGAGTTTATCGACTGCGGATTTAAGGGAGATAAGAAAAAACCGCAACTTATGGATTGGAAAAAAGATGCAAAGATTCTGATTCCGGCCATTAATAAAGTAGCGCATGAGGATATTCGTGAGAAAGAGTACTTACATTGGTGGACGTTCATGGGACTTTTCATGGAGATTGGAGAATCTCTGTTCAGTACAATAACTAACATTCGTGAAAAAGTCTCGAAAGGGAAGAAATTGGATAGTTGGGAAAAAGAATTCTATTCTAGCAACAAAGAACTTGTTGACCTTAAAGCGACACCAGAGCGAAGCGAAGAAGAAAAAAAAGAATTAAGAAGAGTATTCGGACTCTTAAATAATTAACCGGGTATCATGTGGAGATACCCGCTGACCGCAAATATTTAGCGGTAGAAAGGACAATACATGACAGAAGATGGAAGTATTGTTATTAACACAAAAATCAGAACTGATGGTATAAAGGCGGGTACGCAAGAAATTGAAGCCGGATTGCGAAGAGCAGCAGACAGGGTGGATAATTTGGGAACGTCTGCAAAAAACGCTATCAACAAGCAAATAGATGCTTTTGCAAAACTGAATAACGAATACAGCGCACAAGAACAAAAGGTAGAATCGTTACGGCAAAAGGTAGCATCCTATGCAAATCAGCGCATCCCAACCACGGAATATAAGGAAATATCCGACCAAATTTCAAAAGCAGAAGCAAAACTCAATCAGCTTACGGCATCTCAGGAACGTTTTGTAGCAAACGGAGGAAAAAAGAACACTTCGACTTATAAAAAAATGCAGTATGACATAGATGAACTTGCGAACACTATTAAATACGCAAGGTCGGAGCTTATTGATCTGGAAGTTTCTGGAAAAGCCTTTTCGACTGGTGTGAACACCAAAGAAGCACAGGCAGACATGGAAAGACTTGCGAGTGCAGAAAGAAGACTTACAGATATGCAGAACCGATTAAACACATCGTATTCTGGCATTAAAAGCAAACTTGCAAGTTACGGTACTGGTTTGGTTTCCTTGAAAGAAAAACTTTTTGGAGTAAACAGTGCTAATAACAAAACTGCAAATTCCAATTCAAAACTGAGTAGGTCATTTAAAGACGCTAGTAAATCAGCCGGATCAGCAAGAATGAGTATCGGAAGAATGCTTACGATGTCTCTATTGTTTAGCGGTGTTTTTCGAATTCTTAGTGCTCTTACACAAGGAATAATAGGTGGATTCAATAATCTTGCTCAATATTCCAAAACCACAAACGCAAACATATCTACTTTATGGGGAAGCCTTGTAAGGTTGCAGAATGCATTTGCTACGGCATTTAATCCGATACTAACCGTTATCACACCGATACTGTCACATTTCATTGACCTTATCAGTACAGCCATAACCTATGTAGGAATGTTTTTCGGGTATCTTGCCGGGAATAAAACATACACAAAGGCATTGGCAGTGCAAAAAAATTATGCTGCCAGTCTGGACAAGACCGCCAAGTCTACAAAGAAAGCCACAAAAGCAGCGAAAGACTACCTGTCACCACTGGACGAAATTAATCGGTACACAACAAATAAGGATACCGACACAACACCGTCTGGATCCGATGTAAACGGAACACCGATCAGCAAAATGTTTGAAGAAGTTCCGATAGATGCACCACCGATTTTCGAAAAAATCAAGGATGTACTTGGGCAGATATTCCAACCGTTCAAAGAAGCTTGGGAGCGTGAGGGCAAGAACACGATTGATGCTGCTAAGTATGCATTATCGGAACTTGGAGCACTTGCAAAGAGTGTCGGCAGTAGTATGTTGGAAGTCTGGACGAATGGTACAGGCACACAGATACTGTCTACCATGTTACAGATCGCACAGGGACTGCTTACAACGGTCGGGAATATCGCAAGGCAATTAGATATAGCTTGGAATAAAAACGCCGTAGGAACGGCCATTATACAGGCTATAGCAGATGCATTCCAAAAGGTACTTGATATCATCAATCGTCTTGTGTGGGATACGGCTCAGTGGGCGGGATCGTTGAACTTTTACCCGTTACTTAATTCGATTAAGAATTTGTTTGAATCTATGTCACCGCTCATAGAAGCTATTGGAAGTTTCTTGGAAAGATTGTATACGAACATTATATTACCGATGCTTACATGGCTGATAGAGAGCGGTCTTCCGGCACTTATTAATGTACTTGCTGGCTTGTTTAATTTCCTCGGCGAACATCAGTGGATTGTTGATGCCATTGGGACAGCATTAGTTACAGCGTTTGCTACCTCAAAGATAGTTCCTTTAATTGCAACTATATCAAGCGCAGTTCTTGGATTTGTTGGACACATAGGAACACTAATCGATATTCTAAAAGGCGGTGGTGGATTAATTGGCGTTATCGGTCAAGTAGTTTCTAAGTTTGGCATTGTTCCTATTGCAATAGCAACAGCAATAGCAGCAATCATATTGATAGCTACTCACTGGAATCAACTTAAAGCTGTAATGTCGAAGCTTATAGACTGGATAAAAGGAGTATTTGCCACTGACTGGCACGCTCAATTCGGAGTATTTGGAGATGTAGTGGAAGTTTTTCTTAACAGCTTTAAAGGGATTTTTAACAGCATTAAACAGATCTGCTCTGGGTTTGTCACATTTTTAAAAGGAGTATTTACAGGGAATGTAGATATGGCGCTAAAAGGAATACTAAAAATACTCCGTGGAGCTGCTAATTTAATCTACTCAATTTTTAAAGCACCTGTAAATATGGTTATCGCCCTATTTAATGGATTGAATCGAGCGATTATTAATGCAATTAACGGTTTGGTAGACGGACTGAATCACATTAAGGTGCCAGATTGGGTTCCAGGTATCGGTGGTAAAGGAATTAATCTTTCCCATGCAAATTACACCAGAATTCCATATCTTGCACAAGGGGCAGTTATTCCGGCCGGAAATCCGTTTTTAGCGGTTCTTGGTGACCAGACAAAGGGAAACAACTTGGAGATGCCGGAAAATCTGTTAAGAAAAATCGTAAGTGAAGAAAGCGGTAAAGGTACAGGAATGATAAAACTTGTGGTAAATCTGGACAGCAGAACGGTACTTGAACAGCTTATTAATACAGCAAAAGAAATGCAGATGTCCAATGGACAGAATGTATTCGAACTCGGGAGGTAGGTAAAATGGCACAGCAAGTGATTAAGATTAATGGTCGGACTATTCATCAGCCAGACACATTCAAATTCAGTTTTGCCACTACCTCTACAGAGGGAACAGAGCGATTAATGAGTGGCGTTATGTGCAATGAACCGATGTTCACGGTAGAATCTTACGCTTATGAGGGAAGTGACATAAGCATATCGGAAATGGCAAGCCTTTTGCAGATGATTGTAAATCAAAGGCAGGTGCAACTATATTATTTTTCCGTGTATTACGGAAGATGGAGAGAAGCACCGTTTTACGTCACACAAGGAAGTGTAGATATCGGGACATTAAAAGAGGGAGAAGAAAAGTATAAATCCCTTAGCTTTAACATAATCGGGGTGAATCCAATATGATACACATTAGCAATGCATATAAGAAAGCTATATACGGACGTAGTGACTGGTATCCATCTGCAAGGGTTACTTTCTTGGATGGCACAGTGCTAAATCTTGGCCGATCCGAATTTTTAATATCTGGCAACAACATTGTTGATGGAGCTGGTACACAAAGCTTGCCACTCGGTAATGTTGTGTCCAGAAAAATTACAGTAAAACTGTACAACGCAGATGACAGATATAGAGTTCATAGCTTTCTCGGTGCAAAGATAACATTGTATAAGTCAATTAGCACGGATATAGGTGATCTGACTATAAAAAGTGGCACTTATACCGTAATTGACCCGGAAAGCTATGGGGATACTGTAAGCTTTTCAGCTTATGACGATGCATACAAACTTGACAGAGATTATACCACACATTTAACGTATCCACTCAGCCTGAAGGATATTCTGAAAGATTCTTGCAGAACGTGCGGTGTGCAGATGGATGTTACTTCGTTTTCTGATGATAACATCATGGTAAAGGAAAAACCTACAAATACCACTCACAGACAGGTGATCGGATGGATTGCAATGATTGCTGGCGGTAATGCGTGGATGAATGCAGATAACCATTTACAGATTTCACAGTATGATATGTCTCTTTTTGATAATATTGCGGACATTGACGGTGGATGGTTTGATGATCCGAGACAGAATTATGACGGTGGTCAGTTCGAAACAGACATGATATCAGAAAAGTATTCAACTTATGCGGAGATGTCTGGCGGTACATTCTCAGAAGACATTAGCGAGTATTATTACGACGACTTGGATTGGAGTTCCGAAAAATATTCAAGCGGTTCGAATGTTGACGGTGGATGGTTCGATGATGGATTGGAACTTCTTACAGATGATTCTTATGGAATTATGTACAGGTCTGTTGAAAGAAAGCAGAGAAATACATATCAACTGATAGGGAAAAAAGATAACCTGTTCTTGCTTAAAAGCGGGAATGTGCTTGGAGTACATTCGGTAGATGTAGAAGAAGCAAGTGGATACATTCTGACGGATGCCACGAACGTGTATACAAGCGGTGACATTTTGGATGATGGTAATTTCAAATTGGTTGATAATTTCCACTTTTTAACCCAGTGGAAGACTGGGTTGACAACAGGAGTAGAGCCTATAGTTATCACAGGAATCCAAACTACAGAGGATGAAAAAACGTACACATATGGTTCTGAGGGATACATATTGAGTATAGAGAATTCACTGATCAAAGATAAGAGCTTACTGGTTAATACAGTCGGAGCAAAACTTACGGGCGTATCATTTATGAATTTTTCCGGCGAACATCTTTCTTATCCTCTTGCAGACTTTATGGATCTTGCCTATGTTATCGACAGGAACGGAAAAGTAAACAAAACCATCTTGACTGATATTACTTTTAACTTTCTCGGTTTTACTTCGCTGAAATGTTCGGCCGAAAATGCAATCAGAAATAGCAGTAAGTACGTGACTTCTGAAACGAAAGCAATACAAAAGGCCTCTGCAATGGCTGACAAAAAAATCAGCAAATACGATGAAGCTGTTCAATCCCTTACGGCATTAATGACACAAGGGATGGGATTTTTCAAGACGGAAAAGATACAGGATGATAAATCCATTGTATTTTATCTCCACAACAAAGAAAAACTGGAAGATTCGAACATTATCTGGAAAATGGTCGGGGATGCTTTTGCGGTATCTACAGACGGTGGAAAAACGTGGAATGCCGGACTTGATTCTAACGGAAACGCAGTAGTTAATGTACTTTCTGCCGTAGGTATTAACTGCGATTGGATACATTCTGGAACATTGACACTTGGTGGCTATAACAACCAAAATGGTGTACTTTCGATGCAAGATTCAGACGGAAATGAAATAGGGAGATGGAATAATCAAGGTGTGTATGCAAAAGGACATTATGTATCCGAAGATTCTATAGGTAGAAAAATAGATTTGCATAATGCAAAAATTGATCTTTACTCATCTGGAGGAAAATATACAGGTTACATTTCTGGAGAATTAGATGGTATAGAAGCGAGAGCTACGTCTACGGATTACCTAAACATCGGAAAAGGTTATTCCGAATTTAATGTTTCAAAAAGATTACAACTTTTAAGTAAAAATCAAATTGCCATTTCTGCAAAGGAGATTGTGATTAATGGAAATAAAGCAAAAACAGGAACTGCCGTGTTTAGCGATGGAAGTTACTTAAAATTTGTGAATGGCAATTTAGTCGGTGGAAGAACTGCAAGTGGCACAACATTTTAAGGAGACAGGCATATGACAAAAACAGAAAGTGCGGTTCAATGGGCTATCAGAATAGCCAACGACAACAGGCATGGCTACAGCCAAGCGAACCGTTGGGGGAATCCAGACTATGATTGCTCATCACTCGTAATATCTGCATGGCAGCAAGCCGGAGTTCCAGTAAAATCAAATGGAGCTACTTATACGGGAAATATGTACAATGTTTTTCGTGCTTGCGGATTCACGGATGTAACGGCAAGCTGCAACAGAGCCACTGGTGCTGGAATGCAAAGAGGGGATGTACTGCTAAATGTTAAATATCATACTGCAATGTACATCGGTGGTGGTCAGATGGTGCAAGCATCATCTACAAGAGGACATCCAGAAGCCGGGGATCAGACGGGAACAGAGATATGGGTGTGCAGATATTATAATTATTCGAGAGGATGGGATTACGTTTTACGGTATACAAAAGGCGGTTCTGCTGGCGGTGGAGGGACACCGACACAACCATCTGGTGTTTCTCTTGTAAGATGGATCCCTGGATAGAAAGGAGAAAATATGGCTATACAGATGCGTAGGGGACTACTTGCAGATTTTGACGCAAGTAAGATGCTCCCCGGTGAATTTGCGGTAACTATAGACGAAGTGGCCGAAAACCAAAAAGTATTTATCTGTTTTTCAGCCGGAACATTTAAGACGTTGGCTACAAGAGAAGATTTTGAGCAAGACTTGGCGAATATCCAACAGGCTATCGAAGACGCAAGAGAAGCGTCAAAGACAGCGAATGGAGCTATCGACAAGGCTAACCAAATTATAGCCGGAAAGGTCGGAATCGATGATACACAGTTGAGTGAATCTACAGTGTATTCTTCAGCAAAGACAGATCAGCTGTACGTTAAAAAAACAGAATACGACAAACTTGTTGAAAAAGTAAACTCTTTGGTAAGCGATTTGTCAAATGCTCTAGTAAGTAGGTGATAGTATGGACCAGATATACATTGAAGCGTTGAACGAAGCGAAAACATTGTCAGATAGTGATTACTTGCTCATAGAAACAAGCGCAGAAGATCTAAAGATTTCTATCGGGACTTTAAAACAACTACTTTCCGTTGCTACAGCGAATAAATTAACAAATCCGTTTGAACTAACTCTTTCCGGCGATGCTACAGGGACAACAACTATAGACGGCAGTGAATCTGTTGATATTGATGTGTCTCAAATCAAAGCAACTTCGCTGAAAAACGATATTAAAATCAATGGTACACCGTTTGATGGTCAGGACGGAATAGTAACTGACCAATGGGGGAAAGAAAGACAGATTACTATCGGTGGATGCAGTAGGAGCGTAAATGGCGAATCTGATATTGAATTTCCGGCAAACGAAGTCTTTTCAGGATCTGGACAGCCTTACGTCCCGACCGCTGGTGGAGCTATGACAGGAGATTTAAAAAGGAACATTAATGATGCTGATTATACTGTTTACAGTGCTACTACAGAAACGACAGAATCTGGAACGTCTGTAAATATTAAATTTGGAGATGTTAATGCAAATCCAGTCATGCTCGGATTAAGCCAGCCAATTTGGAACAATGGCGTAAATGTAAAAAAACTGCTTACAGAGGACGATATTTACGAGTTAGAAAGACGTATTAGTGAATTAGAAAGTATGGCTACACAAACATTATCTATTAAGGAGGAAGATATAAATGGCTGATGAAAAAGCGCAGAAAATCTATGGAAAATATATAAAAGAACTTCCACAAGTTACAGAAGTAAATGATACAGATGATATCATCGTTGAAGATTCTACACCGATTACAAATCGAACAAAACTTGGTGTTATTTTCGATACGATTAAAAGTAGAATTGCATCTACGTGGAAGTTTTCAGAATTAGGGAACAAAACAATTCTGACGTATATTACGGAATTAAAAGCAAAAGCCCCAGTATTTGGCACAACGTCTCTTATCGAAACACCTGCAAATACTTACAAAGATACTACTGTAAAATTCGGAAAAACTTTTTCAAAGGCTCCGACTGTACTTGTATCTCTTTCCGGTGGATCGCAAAATACAAAATCGTTCGGAGTAGAGGTTTTAAGTACGACCACCAGTAGTTGCGTTATTCGTACTGTTAACGGACACAATTCAAGCGTGTCTATGTTTGTTAACTGGTGCGCATTAACCTAAAAATGTGGGGAACATTGCCAGTCGAAAAAATATGAGATGATTTCCTTATCAAACAGGAAAGGAGAAAAAATATGGCAGCTATGAGCGAAGAAACCATGTGCGAAGTGATCAAAAGCTGTGCATACGGTTATACCGTAGACGAATTGGCAGAACACTACAGCATGGAAAAAACAGATGCAGAAAAGTTTGTGAAAGATCATGCATCAGAGATTACAGAAACGAAAGAACACTTAAAACAGGAGGGATATATTGAATAGGATAGTCGATGTTTCTGAACATAACAGGAACATCGACTGGGCGAAAGTAAAAGCATCCGGCATTGTAGGTGCTATCATCAGATGCGGATATGGACAAGATCAGACAGGACAGGATGACAAAAAATGGCTGAGAAATGTATCTGAATGTGAACGTCTTGGCATCCCTTACGGTGTGTATCTGTATTCTTACGCAAAGACTACAGGTGCGGTACGGGGAGAAATCAACCACGCATTAAGACTTCTAAAAGGACATTCTCCGGCATGGCCTGTATATTTTGACAGCGAACAGCCGGGAACACAGGGCGTTGCGAGAGCCAACGCAAAAGCATTTTGTGACGCAATGGTGGCACATGGATATAAAGCCGGAATCTATGCATCTACATCTTGGTATAAGAACTATATCGGTCAGACATGGGGATATTCTCTGTGGATTGCATCTTACGGTTCTAAATCTGCCGGAGTAGACGGAATTGATATGTGGCAGTACACCTCGAAAGGCTCTATTTCTGGAATCCCTGGAAATGTAGATGTAAACTATGTCTATAAGGACTTGGGCGGTATGGTAACTCCAGTACAGAAACCGACTGTAGCACCGGCACCTAAACCGGTAGATGAATCTTGGAAAGGTGACAAGCGTTATTATCTTAACAATTCCCGTGTTGGAGAATGGCAGAAAGCCATGAACATAGGATTTGACACTAAAGTATTATCTGAGGATAACAAATTTGGTGTCGGCTCACAGGATTTTGCTAAAAAACACATCTTATGGTCGGGGCAGACGCACAATTGTATCACGGCTATCAGATGGCTTAGACGCACCCTCAGAGACGTATATGGCTTTACAAAGCTGTCTTACGATGGTGGATGGACAGACTACCTCGGCAAGTGTGTAGAAGTATTCCAGAGGAACAGAGGACTTACACCAGACAGAAAGGTAGGACTTGACACAACCTACTGGCTCTTATTGGGTGTCGTAAAATAATATAAGAGCATTACACTTTGCATACAATACCAAAAATCCCCACTGCTGATTACTCGCCAGTAGTGGGGATTTTTTCTTTTTCTATAAAATGATAGATTGGAAGCAGAATTCCGATATATCCTTTTTTGTACATGACATTCATTAGTGATTTCATTCCAATTGCGCTTTCAATAGAGCCTGTCTCTTATACACATCTCCGAGCCCACGAGACTACGCTGCATCTC